ATATACTCTTGATCAGCTTACAAGCAATATTGTAAATAATAGCATTGCAACTCTAAATACAACTGTTAGCAATAATAATGCAAATACAAGCAATTTTATATTATCTACCAGCAATATTATTTCAAAGCGGATAACTGATTTAACTACTGATATGATTACAGAAAATACAAGTGCTGCTAATAAATTTATTGTTAATAACATATATAATAATAATTTAGAACTTAATGGAACTTTAACTATTAACTCAAATTTAATAGTTTTAGGAGATAGCACACAACTTGATACAGTTGTATATACTACCGAAAGACTTGAAGTAATTAACGCTAATAACACAACTACCGCTTTAATGGTGCAACAAAAAGGAAATAGCACTGATATATTTGTTGCTTCAAACCTAACAACTAATGTTTTTAATATTGACACAAACGGCAATGTTAATATTTCAGGTATTTATAAAAAAAATAATAGAGATGTGTTTTTTGATACAAGCAACTATGTATTATCTACAAGTAATATCTTAAGTAATCGCCTATATATCCTTGATCAACTTACAAGCAATATTGTAAATAATAGCATTGCAACATTAAATATCAAGGTTAATGCAAATGATGCGAATACAAGCAATTATGTATTATCTACAAGTAATATTTTAGCAGAACGAATAAATAAATACTCCGTTTGGACTCCTACAACTTCTAATATTTATTATTACTCAACAGGTAATGTAGGAATTGGTACTACAATACCACAAAGTAAACTACATATATGCGACAACAGTAGCAGTAATACAAAACTAATAATTCAAAATACAAATGTTTCTTCTTCATTTATGCCTAATTTAATAACAGTAGCGGGTGCAATATCAACAACAGGTAGTATAGATAGATGTATTTCATTTCCTTATACAACAGATAATACTGGTTCTGGCCAAACATTATATACCTTTACAACAACTGAAGATTTATTGTGTGAAATATTAATTGTGGGCGGTGGCGGTGGTGGTGCGTCGGGTGGTGGTGGTTCAGGTGGGTATCTATATACAAGCAATGTGAATATAGCATCAGGTAATTTAAGTGTTCGTGTTGGCAAAGGTGGCTCAGGTATTGCGACAGGCGGCAACTCGGGATTTCAGGGAACTCATTCCGTCCTAAGTGGTAGCACCATAGCAACAATGACAGCATATGGTGGTGGAGGTGGAGGAGGTTCATCACAAGTAGCCCCTGCACATACTACAGGACAGGTAGGTTCTTATGGCGGTGGTGGTGCTGATAATACAACACGGCAAACATATACTTCTACACAAGGTAATAGAGGTGGTAGTTCTATAGTGAATTATTATGGTAGTGGGGGGGGTGGTGGTGGAGCTAATGAAATTGGAGGCGATCCTGTGTATGTTCCTGGTGTTCTTGCTGGAGGCAGCACTTCGTTTCAAGACCAATATAATCGCGGAGGAAAGGGCGGTGATGGCAAATTAAACAGTATCACCGGAACTGCAATTTATTATGCGGGAGGCGGAACAGGTGGAGCAAATACGAATAATCAAACTGACACGAGCGTCCAAGTAGCTCCATTAGGAGGTGGCGGTTTAGGTTCGCGCGCCCCTAATGAAAATGGAGGCAATGGCACAAATGGTTTAGGAGGTGGCGGTGGTGGTGGTGATTATGAAAGAACATTGGGAGGAGGCAACGGTGGTTCAGGTATCGTGATTATACGTTATCGTGCCGTAGTTGCTTCCACGGCGGCCTCTTCTATTGCTTCAGCAGCATCTATAGAGTTTATACGAGGAACACAAGAAGATACAAATACTGATTACAAAATTGGCAATTATAATGGGTATTTTAAAATAATATCGTCGTCGTCCAATATTGATAGGACGCATTTGCAACTTTCGTCAAATGGCAACTTGGCGCTTGATGGTAGTTTTAATGCAACATCCTACTTACTAAATGGAAACCCTTTTAGTATAGCGACAGAAGTAGGATATACGAGCAATTATATTTCAACTGTTAATACAAGTTTAATTAACCAGATAAATGAGCTTAATAATGCACAGCTTAACTATGTATTATCTACAAGTTCAAATTTAGGCGATGGCTTAACGGATGTGATTTATAATATGAATATAAATGACAGAAGTATAAGTAATTATGTGCTAACCACAAGCAATGTTATACAAAGGCGAATAAATGAGATAACAACTGATAAAATTGTAGAGGGCTCAAATAATAAATTTATAATACAAAATAAATATAATAGTAATCTTGAGATTAATGGAAACCTTGTTATTAATTCAAATCTTATAGTAAATAGCTTGGCAACATTAAACAATAATTTAAATATTACTGGAGATGTTAATTTTACAGGCGATTTATACAAAAATGGTATGGTTTATCCTAATGGCAAAACATATACCGGAAGTTCCTCTATATTATCGCAATATAGCCCTATACAAACACAATTCAATATGTATAAAAATGTAGTTGAGAAATCTGGCAGCGGCTGGCAATTTATAGATAATAATATTAATATTATAGATGATAAAGTTCAGGGTTTCTGCGTTCGCATTAAACCGAACCATTATTCATCAAAAATACTAATTAATTTAAATTGTCATATAGGTATTGACTATGGGACTGATGCAAGATGGTGGGGTCTCCGCTTATATCGCAAGATTGGCGAAGCAGGTGAATGGACGCATATTTCAAATGCTGATGGCACTGATTACAATAATAACAATGGGACTACTTGCTGGCTGTCACATAATTTAGGCGCAGATTCAAGCACGCATTCCTATTTTATAGCAAATATATCAGGTGCATACTATGATATCCCTGGCATATCTGAAGACTATATCTATTATACTGCAAAATGGTGCTCATTACTTGGCGATAACACGCAAAATGGTAAGTTATATTTAAATAGACCCGCAATAATAAACTCTTTAAATGCTCCTATTGTTTCTTCATCTTGGAATGTAAGCGAAATATGGCAGCTGGAAACATCCTATTTTCCTAAGGGTGGTATCGTAACGAAGTATACACCTACCCAAACACAATTCAATATATACAAAAATGTTGTAGAAAAACTAAATGGCGGTTGGCAGTTTATAGATAACAATACCAATATTGTTAATAATAATATCCAAGGTTTCTGTGTGCGCATCAAGCCAAACCATTATACTTCAAAAATATTACTTAATTTAACTTGCCATATAGGTATTGATTATGGAACTGACGCGAGATGGTGGGGTCTCCGGTTATATCGCAGAGTAGGCGAAACAGGTGAATGGACACACATTACGGATGCAAATGGTAATAATGGTAATAATTATAATGACGGAACTCCTTGCTGGCTCTCGCATAATTTAGGAGCAGAGTCAAGCACATATTCGTATTTTATTGCAAATGTTTCTGGAGCTTACTATGATATGCCTAATGCAATGGATACATATGTGTATTATACTGTGCAGTGGTGTTCGCAATTAGGAGATGCATCGCAAAATGGCAAGTTATATTTAAATAGACCGGCGACATATAATAGTTCTAACAGCGCCGTCCTCTCTTCTTCTTGGAATGCCCAAGAAATATGGCAATTAGAAACCACATTTATCCCTAAGAATGCGGTTATTTGTCAAAATATGTCAATACAGACATTGTTTAATATATATAGGAATATTGTGGTTAAAACAGGATATGATTGGCAATTTATAGATAATAATATTAATATTATTAATGAAAAGATTCAAGGTTTCTGTGTCCGCATTAAACCAACGCATCCTTCGTCAAAGGTATTAGTGCATATATCTTGTCATATAGGTATTGATTATGGGACTGATGCGAGATGGTGGGGGCTACGCTTATACCGCAAGATAGGCGAAGCAGGTGCGTGGACGCATATATCTGAAGCTGATGGGAATAATTTAATAGATAACCAGGGGACTTCGTGCTGGCTCTCGCATAATTTAGGTGCAGAGTCAAGTACATCCTCATATTTTGTAGCGAATATATCGGGGTCATTCTTTGACTTACCTGGAACATCAAGCGACTTTGTATATTATACTGCTAAATGGTGCTCAATATTAGGAGACAATTCACAAGAGGGCAAGATATATTTAAATAGACCGGCGTATTACAATAATTCTAACAGTGCCGTTCTTTCGTCATCTTGGAATGCTCAGGAAATATGGCAGTTAGGGACACCCTATGAACCTGCAGAATATTCTATAATTAATATTTTTAATAATAATAATGTTGGTATAGGCAATACAAATCCTATATGTAAATTAGATGTTAATGGAACTATTAATGCGATTAATTATTCTACTATAAGTGATAGACGGTTTAAAAAAGATATTCAGCCTATTAATAGTTCGCTTGAGTTGATTAATAGAATAAGCCCAGTATCTTACTTAACAATAGAGCAAAATGAAGGAGATAGAAAGAATTATGGTTTTATAGCTCAAGATTTACACAGTATAATTCCTGAAGCTGTTAATGTGCCTGCAAATGAAAGCAACAAATATACGATTGAGTATATGGCAATAATACCACTATTAGCCAAGTCTATCCAAGAATTATCTGAAAAAATAAATAACCAGCAGAAAACTATAGATTATCTAAATGATAAGCTGTGTAATATGAGTAATAGCTAATATAGCTAATATATATTATCTCCTAATTTATTTTTTATATAATATAATATTATATAATGAGTGAAAAAAGCGAAGATATTCATTTTGAAAGTAAATTAGATCCGCGTTTAGAATGGAAGATAAAAAAACTGTTATCAAAAACAGAGGCATTAGTTCTATTATGTAGTAAAGCAAGCGGATATTGGAGTATGGTTAAGTTTTGTTTCAGTATCCCTTTAGTATTAACAAGCAGTGCTATGTGCGTGATCAACAGTATCAGTGATAATGCTGAAGATGTAAAGATACCTAATATTTGCGTGAATGCTGTCAGTGTTCTTATTATGAGTCTTAACAATAGTATAAAAGCGAGCGAAAAATGCGATCTATTTAGAAGAATAGGACAGCAGTTATTATTATTAACTGGCAAGATTGAAAATGATACTGAAATTGATGATGCTGAATTTAAATTATTAGCGATGACTTATGAAAACCTTGTTAATGATATATCTTTTGAAGAGATACCCGATAGATTTAAGAGACAGGTCGCAGAAAATTTTAAAGATAGATATTTACCTTTACAACTTAATGGAACAATGGGTAATAATGTGTCTTTTAAAAAAACTAATTCGGCCGATATTGTAATAAGACAGCAGAATGCTATGAATGTATAATACCAAAACCCTTGTTTAATCTATATCATTATCATCATATATGTTATAATTATCATTGTAATTATAATCAGCATCCTTTTCTTCTCCCTTATAAGCATCTTCTATGTCGCCAGCATCGCCAGCTCTACCGCCAGCATCGCCTCCGTCTTCTCCAGCTTCATCACCAGCATCACCAGCATCACCAGCATCACCAGCATCTCCAGCATCTCCAGCATCTCCAGCATTAACATTATATACATCCTTAATTATACCTGCAGCTTTAACTTGTCTGCGAATGTCATTTTCTTCAATATCCAAGTTTTGATTTTCTTTTAATTTCTTATTTTTATATTCTTCGCGTTTTTCATTAATAAATATGGCGATCTCTTCAGGTGTGAGAAACCTGTTATATTTTCCATCTAAATAGGTTTTTAAATATTCATAAAGTTCTCCTGCATTATATGTAATAAAATCTTTTGGAATATTTTCAACTCCTGATAAATCAGGGAAATTTAGAGAATTACTTATAATTAGGATGTTAATGGTATTTATTAAGTCAGCATTATCGTCATTATAATATTTAATTTTATTTAGATTATAGAGATGCTTATTAATCATCATCTTTATCTCCGTAATGGAATTCATAATTTTGGCTTTTAATACTTCATTCTCCTTGTATTTAGTAGATGAATTAACATTAACATATAATATTCTACATATATTAATTAATATCTCTTTGTAATTAATATATTTGCAATTTAGGAAATCGCTACCTATATTCTTCTTAACCTTTTTAAGTCGCAAGATATTCTCTATAATTACTGCTTCAACTGGATCAATCTCATAATTTATTAGATTATCTATTAAATTATCTGGTAATAGCTCAGATATACCACGCATACTCTCTAACCACTCGTTAACGCCGTAATTATCTATGTTATAAATATATGGTTTGTTATCAATAAACTTAATATTTTTATGTTTTTCCTTAACTTCTTTTAAAAATATATCATCGCTATCGCTGCTATCGCCGCTATCCTTAGGAACAGCAGGATTTGCTTCTTCAATACCAAAGTCATTGTCTTCGTCATCAACATCTTTCCGTCCCTTCTTTGCTTTTTTGTCCTTATAGTCCTTCTTCCTAATTATCTTTGGTGGCGTAAATCTTACATCTCGCTCTTTATTGATTAAACGAATTTTAGAATAAAGCTCTTTTAACTTGATTATCTCAGTATTGTCTGTAATCTCAAAATCAGATACATCATTGAATTTTGAATCTAATTTACGAAGGCAACAGCCTTGTATATATTTATGAATTTTCTCATATTTTGAATTGTTATTAGGAGTGAATAATAATTTATCTATATAATATATCTCTTCATCTGCATATTTAGACTTATCAATAGCGCATCTATTTGTCGTATTCTTTTTATTTAGCAATTCTGTCAATATGTTAGCGTCCTTATCCTTGTATTCTTCCGCCACAATAGTTATAAGGGATTTCCGCAATCCCTTCACTTCTATCATATAATCATTTTCATCTTTGTATTTAAAGAAGTCGCTTATCAATTCTATAGCATAATATAATAGCCCGTGTGTATTGAGTTTATCAATATGGTTTGGATTTAAATAATTAAGATTTAGAGATATATTGTTTTTTAATATATTCTCTTGTGTATCTACAATCCAGAAGCATACGGCGTTATAGAATATTATATTAATTTTATCTATAAACTTTTCATTAATTATCTTAACTATATCCTTGTGGGTTTTGTCTATATTCTTAGTTAGTAATAAATGCAATGGCGTCAATTCAGCATATTTCTTAGCATATTTCTTGGAGTTCTCTATATCTATATTCTTTCTTTCAAACTCTTTTAAGTAATCTTCATATCTCGTGGAAACGCTACGGTATTTCTTAAATAGGTAATTAGACAATGAATCGTAATTAATATCTATATTAGCAACATCATTAATCTTCCTAATCATCTCAAGTATTATTTTTAATATCTCAATAAATCCCTTCTCATTTCTAAAGTTTATATTTGCTATATATGTGTTTAAATTATAAGTATTCTCAACCCTATTAGCGTTAGCAGCAGCGACAGCGTTAGCCGCATTTATATCGGCTTCATTTGCAATACCCTTGTTTTCGTCATCAATTATATCATCGTCATCTTCCAAACCCTCATAGTTATCTATGTCATTTCCATCACAAATTGCCTTATTTTCCCTCTTAGATATAACATACTTCTTGCCGTCTTTGTCATAATCAAATATGTGCTCGCGCGAATGTATAAAAGCGTTTTTAATATTATCACAATCCTCTTTAATACTCTCTATATTTTCCTTGGCTTCTAAAATATTATTGATAGTTTCAAGAGCATTATCAATGTTTATGGTTTTTATTGACTGTTTGAGTTCTTCAACAACATCCTCAATTGTTATGCTATCCTCATTTATCTGCTTTATAATGTCATAAATGTTATAATTTTGCAAAGGCTTAACCTCGGTATAAATTATATCGCTTTTGTATTTAATTATGAGTTCCTTCGTTTTCTCAAGAAAAGAAATGATTTGCGCGGATATGTTAATAACTTTTAATGTCTTATCTATATTATCAAAAAATGTTAATTTTTTATTAATTAATACAGGGCGTTTAATTTTAAAACCTTTGTGAATATCCTTTCGCTCCTTTTCATTCTTTATAATAGAATACATATAATCAGTTAAGATACCAAGATCCGCCTCAGTAATAAAGTCAAGCGAATAATCGTATTTTTTAAATATATTATTAATATTACCATAATCAAGATAAAAACTATCCTTATTATTATTTATTTCGCTAATAATACTCCCTATATCTGGTCGTGTATTCTTAATTAACTCATATATATCTTCGTAATCCGCCGATGATTTGTAGTTAGTATTAATACTATTTAATAAATGCGATGCTACTTTAGCATACAGATAGTCATCTGTGGTAGCCGTAGGTATCTTGTAATATGATCCTATAATAGGAAGACTAATATCGTCGCCATCATTTATATCAAAGATATTCTCTACCTTTTCCATATGTCTGCATTTTATAACAGGGTAATCTTTGATGATTGAATAATATTTAGGGAAATCTACCTTGTTGAATTGATCATTATCTGTAGCAATAATAGTATTTGTATTATATGTTGGCTTTAAGCGTATCTTGGTAGATTTTCTATCATAGGAAATGCAAAACTTTTGCTTTACAAACTCTTTGAGGTCGCTTTTGTTATTATATTTTTCTATAAAATTATAGATGACTTCCTTGCTATCGTCTTCTCCGTATTTTTCTATTTCTCCTTCAGCTGCAAAAATATAATTAGTAAAATCTTTAATTTTTCCGCTATTACTTTCACGATTTGCAAGTATTTCATAAAATAAACTCCTTAATAGGTCAGCTTTTTTTTTATCTTTAAAAAAAACATATAATTGATTATATATCTCTTCTTTATCCAAAGCAATAAATGAGGGGTTTATTTTGCTCATTTCTTCAAAACTAAGTATCTCCGTGTATTCAATATCATCTAAGTCTTCGTCAATATATTCAATATCTCTTAGGTTTTCAGTATCCATTGCCATTTTGAACTTATGTTTCTATTTAATACAATAATATATATTATTATTATGTAAAAAGTAAAGTAAATAATGTATGTAAGTATGTAAGTATGTATGTAAGTATGTAAGTATGTATGTAAGTATGTAAGTAAGTATGTAAGTATGTAAGTATGTAAGTATGTAAGTATGTAAGTAAGTATGTAAGTATGTATGTAAGTATGTAAGTATGTATGTAAGTATGTAAGTATGTATGTAAGTTATAGCGAACTTAAATATTCTCAATAGCGAAGTTAGTCCATTCATTTTTAATCTTGGATAATTCCTCTATGATAATTGAGCAATTTTCTTCAAGGAATGATGCAAATATCTTGGAACTTGTAGGGTCGCTTACATTTTCCAAGGAGATGCGAATAATCATCAAAGATTTTAGCGGATGCGGGCAAATATAGCCAATATAAGTGCAGGATATTTTGTCTTTGAATTTATTATTTTCCCTAATATAATTGCTATGAATATAGGATTGTATAATATTTCCTAAAGTGTCATCTTCATCTTCAATAATAAATTCAAAAGTTCCTTCAATATCTTGAAATTGCTGTATTTTGACCTTTGTAGATCCTTCACTATTTAATTCTTTTTTAAGTGCTTCCAGTTTATTAATAATGATATCTAATGATTTGGATACCAGATATTTCGGCCCTATGTTATGATTTATGCTTTCAATATCAAACTTGAACCTAACAGGGTCGCCATATTTATTCTTATAATAAGAGCGTTCTTTATCCAAAATGTTATTTTTTTTATCGGCCTCCTTAGGGTCTTGGATATATGAGAAGTTTGATAGTGATACAGGGTTAAATGATGCATTATCGCGACCGGTTCTTTTAACAATCTTGGCTTTAAAATGCAAATGCTCGCCTGTTCTTAAACGCGTAATTAAGATATAATCCTTAGATATTTTGTTAGCAGGGAAAATATCCTTTAGCTCATTCTCGCTAATATTCACGGAATTACGCGTGGCCGTAATGTGATTTGTGCGAACATCTATAGTCTTGTTAGTGGTATTCTTTACATTTAATTCAATAAGAATGCTATTATCTTCGTAATTATCTAATTCGTCTTCTTTGAGACAAATTGGAATAAGACCGATGCGATGAATAATAATTTCATTATGAAGAGCGCCATTATTAATCACGATATCAACGCTCGGGTCATCATTATCTAATTTTTCTCCAATAATACCTGGGATAGGGATATCAGTTAATATAACTCTTCTAATCCCATTAATAATAGCGAGATCAATATTATTAATCTCAAAACTATGACAGGTTGAAGGTTCGTCGTAAGTGTAATTTTGAAACTTAAGCATATTCTTTATTACTTATATTATATCTATCTTATATATCATTTTTTAATATAATTTACAAAAATAATTAAAATATTATGCGAAATACGCATATATGTCTTAGATATGCTTAACGGCGAGGGGAAGCAGCACGGCGAGCACGACGAACAACCGGGTTTGCGCGAAAGCTTGCGCGATAAGCAGGGGAAACACGAGGAGCGCGAGCACGGCCACGAGCACCACCTAAAGATAGGGTTTTAACTACTGGACCGGCCATACTATTTACCACAGCCATTGAAGTTTTTAAACCATCTTCATAAGCACCAAATTCTTCCTCAAGTCCTGAACCACCTCGCGATCGTTGTCGCACTGGGGCGCGGTTTACTACAGGACGGCGCTTCTTCATATTCTTCATATAATAACCGCCATTTTGGGCTGCGGTCATACTGTGTGCAGGGGGCATAGGGGGAGGGGTAGCTGGGGTAGCTGGGGGATTAGTAAAATTAGCAGCCCTTTTTGCTGCCGGTGTTAAATGCTCCATTTTGCTCATTTCCTCGGCAAATCCTTCAAGTTCAGAAAAGAAGCCGCCAAAATGTTTCAGTAATCTTTGATCATAAGCGCGTTGTCTTACAGGTGCTTTCTTGGGTTTAGCCATTGCAGCAACCGCACGAACAGGTCGCACCGGTCGTGCAACTTTTTTCTGTCTCATCATACCGCCAAGTCCAGTTTCAGTTCCAGTGGACATATATTATATATTCTTTCTATATATACGCGCGATTTTTATTTTATTTTATTTTTATAAAATATAAAAAATAATTAGAATATATTTAAGGATATATAAGGATATTTAAGGATATTTAAGGATATTTAAGGATATTTAAGGATATTTAAGGATATTTAAGGATATTTAAGGATATATTTAAGGATATTTAAGGATATTTAAGGATATTTAAGGATATTTAAGGATATTTAAGGATATTTAAGGATATTTAAGGATATTTAAGGATATTTAAGGATAATTAAGAATATATTTAAGGATATTTAAGAAATTAAACTTGTCATAATAGCGAAGCACATAGAGGTTCTTGGCGGCATCTCATTAATTGGGTTGGATGCGAAGAATTGAATGAGGGTTTTGATATTATTAACATCATTGCATTGGCACAGATAGTGATATACATTACTCATATTAATCATTTTAGCTTTGTAAGTATTTACTTGCATATTACGCAGCTGCGCCAAGTGATACTGAATAATTGGCGGGAATTGTTTATCCATATCCTTGTTCATTTTATAGCGGTTATACTTAGGGTAATATGTCGTCGTAGTTTTATAATAACTATATAAGCTGTCTTTTATAGTTGAAATAATGGTATGAATAAGGTATGTCGGGTCTATTTTTTGTCCGTTATTATCCAGCGGTAAATTAATGTTTGGGTTATAATTAGCGATATAATCCTTGATTGTGTATTCAGTCTTGTTTTTCATATAGACCGAAAGAATATTCATCCAAATATTTGGATGACACGGATCAGTTTCTTCGCGATAATTAATAGCGTCTGTAGAAATTTTATATAGTTTAACAAGTTTAACTTTGGCGCTGCTTCCGCTGCTTCCGCTGCTTCCGCTGCCATCATCTACGACCTTCTTAACAATTAAACCGTAGCTATAAGGCATAGTATTAATATGCATATACGCATCCAAAATACTATTAAATTGCAGAGGATACTTAACACCCAGTTCAATTAGCGAGGGAATAATAGATGATATGATATCATTTTCAATAAGCGTATCCCGGTGTTTAGTATTAATATGAAATATCTCCATATAATTATCACCAAGCAATCCAGTATAATCAATAATATGCTTATTTTCGTGATGAACAATAATAAACTCATATGCCATCGCCGGATTAAGATGCTGGACAAATAATTCTCTTAGTTTCAAAGAACACTCTTCGGTGCTTAGAGCTGATACTTCTTCGGCGGTAAAGTGCATTTTAAAATTTTTGAACAAGATTTCATCAAGCATATTACCGTGTCTTTTTGTAGGATGCGAGAACTTTGAGCTATTTGCATCAGGACAGCTGGAAGTCCCGAAGAACCACTCATCCTTGTAATTATATACTGTGATAATTGTTCCGTCATATGCCTCGTATATCTTATCGTTAGGTGAATGCAAAGTATTGAGATAGGTTATGTAATCAATACGCTCAGGAATAGAGTTAGCATACGTAACCACGATATTATTATTACAATTTAGACTAAAATCAAGGACGACACTCCTGCACTGCTCATACAATTCTTTAAAATTCTCTACATTATTTCTAATATATGTATTATGAAGCAATACGATATCACTGCGATCCTTGAACTTCTTAACTTTCATAAAAGGCCACAGATGATATTTCTTCAAGAGGAAGATTAGGCAATTTGCATAACTATTATTATCATCATTCATAACAACATCGCAATTATTACTATTAGCAGCGATAGCATTGCGTTCTTCATAGATTTTAAATGTTTCTTCAACAAGTTGATAGAGGTTGGTTGGAAATTTAAATGCAGAGCAGTCGGTAGTCATCTTGGAATTGGGAGTATACTTTGTGTGTATAATTAAATATTAATTATCTCTTATATCAATTTTTATATATTTAGAATAAAAATAAATAGTTTAATGATGGTTTTAGGTGTCCAGAGTTAAATCCGTTCTCTACTTTTTATCTCCAGGTTTATAATATTTGTCAAACCATACTTGACCGACCTGCTTAGATGCTTCGTCGCTTGTTATCTTCTTTTTTATAATTTCCTCTCGCATTGACAAAAAATATTCTAAGCTCGCGTATTCAAAACCGGTCTCTTTTGTAACCATATCAAAAAGCATAGGATATCTTTCTATGAAAAATTTGAACTTTTCTTCTTGTGTTATATTATTTACAATCTCTGCGTGAGGAGATTTACCCTTATTATCGTGTAGAATAGCCATAATATCTTGAACAATGTCGCAAATAGCCTTGTTATCCATTCCATCACTTAAAAAATCAGGTGTTCCATCAGTATGTGCCTTCTTAATAGAGCTGCCGTCGCCGCTTACGCCGCTCGCTCCCCTCTTTTTATTAGAACTCATTTATTAGTTAATGCAATTAATTATATGGTTATTAATATTCTTTAATCTTTATATTATTTCTATAGTTATAAATGATATTTTTTTATTCCTTCTATTGTAATAGAATAAATACAAAAAATGAAAAATGAACTAATGTATACTGAGTTAGATTATAGCCCAAATGTTAAAGCTCCAGAGCCATTAAAGAATGCTGGGTTATATACCGGTGATGTATTATTTGATAAAAAACCGTGGGGTAATAACTATGTAATCCCGCGAATTGAACCCGATGCAGTTGCTTACAGTTCTCAGTTTTACGCTGTGCATCATATTCCATCTTATAATAGACCGGGGAATAATACCATAAATAGCCAAGACTATGCAAAATATAATATTCCTAATACTGAAAATAATGTTTATAATTTTGCCTGTCATACTAATAATGTATTAGGCTGAGGTTTCTTAATTACCTCCTTGTGCTTTTCTAAAAAGTCGCAAATGTATTTGTAAGTTTCGTTAACCTGTTCAAATGTTATACCGCCTGTTATTAGCACGCTTCCGCTTTCAAATAATGCTCCAGTAACCTTTTTACATTCGCCGATATTTTGCCCAGTTCCTTTGCCATAACAATATTTAGGACACGAGCATATACCGTTCTTATTTTTATTATTAATATTCCAGAAATATTCTAATTTAACACCTTGATATATTCCAGGCTGAAAACTACACTTATTGTTATGCTCGTCATTAATAAACAATTTGTGTATCTCTTTTCTTCTAATATCAAACCCTTTTTTAAATTCAGGGTCAGTATAAACTTTAAAATCAGTGTTAATCATCCGGATTTTAAAGTTTTGATATTTTAAATCCAAGACATAATCTGGCACACCCGCAGCATCCGCAATTATATTTTTGTCAATATTATTATAAATCTCTGTAATATCGCTAATAATATGATTAACAATAAGCTCAGTATCTTTAATATCTTTGATACCAGTCAGCTGAATATTACCATTTTTAAATATCTTTACATTTGGAATATATTTATCATTAAACTTATAAATAACTGTAACTTGATTGTCAAACCTGTTCTTTTTCATAGTGTTTTTTTTACTTTTTCTTCGCTTTTTAGGATATACACCCTTAGACACATCAGTGCCATTTTTCATAAATTGCACCCACACAATACCTTTGTCAATTCCTTCAACGACATTTTCAATCACCTTCATATTGTCAAACATTATTCCAAGATTGATATTGATATTATTGCCTATGTTGGCATTGCAAGTTATAGTAGAAATTCTATAAGGAGAGAAGAACATATTAATATTACTCATCGGTTATTAGCGCATATATATAAGAATATATGTCCTTATATCAATTTTTATATAATAAATATAAAATTTTAATATATTATTTATATTTTCTGCGATACTATTAAACTTAATTTATTGTCTATTGAGTTTTTATTTTTTTTTAAAGTAATATTTTGGTTATCTAATTTAATATGCATATTATCAGTTACATTTTTAAGATACGATGTATTTACTACTTCATAACTAAAGTTTGTAGATATCATTGGGGGTAGATTTAGGATATATGTCTTATCATTTGTATTGTGTCCCTTGCGAAACTCTTCTATAGTCATTGGGCCATTAAATATTTTTAGTAAAAACCTGGAAGGTGCAGGGCGAATAGGATAAGTAAATCCGTAATGTTTGCTTAGCATTTGAATTAAGCTATTAATTTCCCATACTTTGTCGCTCCCGCAATGAGAAGAAAAGTTATAAGCATTCGCGCATTCAAGAGAGCAAAAGTTTCCAAATAATATATAAGTATCGGTTTTAATATTATATTTATAAGGCATCCCATATGTTCTATTGTCTATCGGGTGGCAGCACCAATAGCAGTTATTATTAGAATTTAAAAACTCGTCTTTGTGCGATACTTTTAGAGAATATTCGCTATTATTATTATCAAATATGATATTGTCCTGAATAGTGCTATATGTATTATTCTCATTTATATAAAAACAATTTGGCTCATATGGCTCTGGAAACTCTACAGAAGTATTGCTATCTGTTATATTCAATTTATTTATTTGCGAGGTAGATAAAGGCAACTGCAATATTATATCTTCATTATCAACCACGGAAATATCCTTTATTATTGTATTCATTAAATTCTTCTTTTTCTTTGGATCGGCACTTATATTATCGTCTGACACTTTTGCTTTACGAGGCATTTAAAAAATTATAAGCGATGTCTTATATTAAATATGTATGCGTTTATTATTTATATAATATTAGTAGTTATAGTTATTAGATATTAGTTATTAGTTATTAGATATTAATTATTAGTTATCAAAATAATTTTTGAAATATACTATATTTTTTATTAAGGCCTTATTAATATCCGTAGGGTTTTTAATTGAAGGAACATCAAACTTAATATCGCTTTTTCCAGATCCAGATATACATTTCATTTTAATCTCTTTTAATTCATTATTAAGGGAGTTTATAGTATCTATTAAATATTTAATAATGTATCCTGATAATAATATTAGTATTAATACAAGTAAATCCATTCCTTTAATTCAGTTTATTCCCTTTTTATTAAAGATGGATATAAAAATAATATAGAGATACTCATACGCAT